GCGGGACGCGTGAGGCCGGTAGTTATCGCTAGGGGGGGCTGGCGCGCCCCAGGACGCCCGTTTCCGCCTGGGCCGCACTTGGGGGCCATCTGAGAAACACGTCCCGCACGGCAAAAACCACGGGCCGTAGCATTTACTTACAGCCCGCCATGAAATAGCCTGTTTTCTAGGGCGAAACGCACCTGCCCAATCCGTAGGCAGTTTGGAGGCCAAATGCAGATCCGCGACCGCGTCCGAGAACTACGCCGCGTCCGTGCCGGGGACTTGACGCCGAACCCGAAGAACTGGCGAACCCACCCCAAGGCCCAGGCCGACGCCCTCCGCGGGATTTTGGCCGAGGTCGGCTACGCCGACGCCCTCCTCGCCCGCGAGCTGCCCGACGGCTCGCTGATCCTGGTCGACGGCCACCTCCGGGCCGAGACCACGCCCGACCAGGAGGTCCCGGTCCTGGTCCTCGACATCGACGAGGCCGAGGCCGACAAGCTGCTCCTCTCGCTCGACCCGCTCGCGGCCCTGGCCGAGACGAACGCGGTCGCCCTCGACCAGCTCCTCCGCGAAGTTGACACCGGGAGTGAGGGACTCCAGCAGATGTACGCGGACCTCGCCGAGGCGGCGGACCTCTACCAGGACGACGCGAAGGAGATCGTCGAGGACGAGATCCCCGAGCCGCCGGCCGACCCGATCACGAAGCCGGGCGACCTATGGGTCCTCGGTGAACATCGCCTGCTCTGCGGCGACTCGACGAAGGCGGAGGATGTCGAGCGGCTGATGGCGGGTGCCAAGGCTGACATTTGCTTCACGTCGCCGCCATATGGTGCGGCTAACGTCGCCAAGCTGAGAGACCACTACGTCCCGGGAGCCGCGAAGCGCGAGTCGTTCTACGACCAGCACGAAGACGACCCCGACTCGTGGCCCGATCTTATGGCCGGGTGGTTCGCGGCGTTTCGGCCCGTGAGCGAGTGCGTGATCTGCAACGTCCAAATGTTGGCCGACAACAAGCGGGCGATGGTCCGCTGGCTCGCGGAACGGTCGGACGATCTCGTTGACGTGATCGTGTGGGACAAGGTAAACGCCGCTCCGCAGATGCAGGCGAACGTACTGTCGAACGCGTTCGAGTTTTGTTTCGTGTTCGGAGGCAACGCGTCGCGGGCGATTCCGTTCGCTGACTTTCACGGCACACTATCCAACGTCCTGCGGCTTGACCCACGAGGGAAGAACGACCAGGCCGACAAACATCGGGCGGTGTTTCCGCTGGAGCTACCGGCGTGGTTCATGCAGTCGCTTTGCCGCGAAGCGAACACGGTCGCGGATCCATTCTGCGGAACAGGCACCACGCTCATCGCCGCCGAGCAACTGGGCCGCAAGTGCTACGGCATGGAGATCTCGCCGGCCTACTGCGACGTGATCGTGAAGCGGTGGGAGACGCTGACCGGAAAGAAGGCAACCAGGGAGGGAGCCGATGGGAAAACGAGGACCGCGTAAGCAACCGACGAAGCTCCGCCTCCTACGCGGAGACCCGTCGAAGGAAGGCAAACACGCCGACGAGCCGGTCCCGCCGGCCGGGGCCGTGACGCCGCCCGACTGGGTGACTGGCAAGGCCCGCGAGAAGTGGGACGAGGTCGTCCCGCAACTCGAGGCGATGGGCCTGATCACGCCGGCCGACACCGAAGCGATCGGCCGATACTGCGCCATGTACGAGCAGTGGGTCCGCTACCTCGACCAGATCCGCCGCGGTCTCGACGTGCTCGTGATCCGCGACAAGGACGGCAAAGTGAAATACATGCAGTCGACCCCGGCCGCGACCATGTTCGTCAAGCTGGCCCACTCGATGCTCCGGATCGAGCAAGAGTACGGCCTGACGCCGTCGGCCCGTGCCGGAATGGAGGTAAACCGTGGCGAAGTCCGAGACACGCTCCAAGAGTTTATCGAAGGCCGAGCCTAAGGGGCGGCTGTCAGGTCCGGCGTGGAAGCGGCGGCCCGACTACGTGCCGGGCTACACGTTCGAGCAGCACCGAGCGGACCGCGTCGTGCGGTTCGTGCAGCAGTTCGTCACGATGACGACCGGCAGGCAGTTTGCCGGAAAGCCGATGCGGCTCATGCCGTGGCAGATCAAAGAGATCATCGAGCCGCTGTATGGCTGGGTGGACTCTGACGGGCTGCGTCGCTACCGACGGGCGGCCATTTTCATCGGGAAGAAGAATGGGAAATCTTCCCTCATGGCGGCGCTGGTTTTGTATCACTTACTCGCGGACAGCGAGCCGGGTGCGTCCGTGTACGGGGCGGCTGTCGATAGGCTACAAGCCGGGCTCATCTATAGGGACGTGGCTGCAAGCGTTCGGGCAAACCCGGAACTCTCGCGGGTTCTGGAGGTGATCGACTCGCGGTCGACCATCGTCCATAAGCCGACCGCCAGCAGGTACACGTGCCTGGCCGCCGACTCGTGGAGAGCGGAAGGCATTAACGCATCAGCGGTCATCGTGGACGAGCTGCACGCCCACCGGAAACCGGATCTCGTACGGGCGTTGGTCTACGCCGGTGCCGCACGTCAGCAGCCGCTCTGTGTTGCCATCAGCACCGCGGGCGACGACCGTACGGGCATCGGCTACGAGTGGTGGGAAGATGCAATGCGGGTCGATCCGTGCTGGGGCGGTGACCCAAACATAAACCCCACGTTTTTTGGTCGCGTCTACGCAGCCAAGGAAACAGACGACTACGCCAGCCCCAAAACGTGGAAGAAGGCGAACCCTTCCATGGGCGTGACGATCGACCCCAAGGCGTTCGCCAACGAGTACAAGGACGCGACCACGTCGCCCGGAAAGTTGGGGTCGTTCCTTAGGTACCGGCTCAACGTGTGGAGCGACATCGACCGGAAGTTCTTCGATCCGGCCCGGTGGCAGGCGTGCGACGGCGACCCTGGCGAGTTGGCCGGGCGTGCCGTGTGGGTCGGCATCGACTTGGCGTCGAATATCGACATGACCTCGGCGGCGTTCGTGTCCAAGAACGAGGACGGCACCTACGCGGTGCATATGAAGTACTGGGTGCCGTCGGAATCGGTTGGCATCCGCGAGCGTGACACCGGGTTTCCCTATACGCAGTGGGTGCGTGACGGGCTCCTGACGGTGACCGACGGGGCCCGGCTCGATCACGAGCGGGTGGCGGCTGACATCATCGCTATCGGCCGGGAGTGCCAGATCGTTCAGGTGGGCACGGACCCGTGGCAGGCCGGGCCGCTGGCGACGTTCCTGCAGCGTGAAGGCATCGAGGTCCAGGTCGTGCGGCAGAACACGTCGAGCCTCAACGCCCCGTCGAAGTACCTAGAGGGAATCGTGGCCGAGAAGCGGCTGCACCACGGAGGTAACCCCATCCTGACGATGAACGCCCTGAACACGGTCATGTACACCGACGCTACGGGGATGGTGAAACCCGACAAACGCAACGGCAAGATGATCGACGGCGTGATCGCTCTGATCAATGCGTTGGCGCTGGCGACGGTGGCTGAACAGACCGTGGCGTCGTGGGACATCATGTCGATCGGGTAGGGCAAACTTCACGGGTCGCCCTGCATACGTCGACGATACGGCATCCGCAAGGTGCCGCATGATCCGAGAACGCCTATCTGCCGCGATTACGGCCGTGCTGCCCAAACGCAGCGAGGTCCGTGATGCGTTCACGCGGCCGTGGTTCTTCGACAACTCGCTGGGCCCCATTCGCTGGATCGGCCCGCAGGACGGAACCGACGTAACGCAGCGGCACGCATTTGAGTTGGCGGCGTTTCACGCGGCGGTCCGGGTCATCTCGGAGAGCGTGGCGAGCCTGCCGTTTCACCTGCTCAACACTCGGGGCGATGTCCGCGAGCGTGCCGAGGCCCACCCGCTGTACACCCTGGTACACGACCGGCCAAACCCGATGCAGTCGTCCTACGAGATGCTGGAGCAGCACGTCGGGCACGTTGCCACGTGGGGAAACGCCTACCTGCTCAAGGTCTACGACTCGCGGGGCCGCGTGTCGGAACTGTGGCCGCTGCACCCGTCGCACGTGACGCCGTCGCAGCTGGTCACCAACGAGGTCGTCTACGACTACATGGCCGACGGAGGCCAGCCGGATTCCGCCCGCCGGTTCCGGTCGGACCGGATCATCCACACCCGCTATCTGACGGATAACGGATATGCCGGGATGGTGCCGCTGACGCTGGCATCCGGTGTGATCCAACAGGCCCGCTCAATGGATCTCTACGCCCAGCGGTTTTGGGCGAACGACGCCCGGCCCGGCGTGATCCTTGAGACGAGCCAGCCGGTGCCGCAGGAGGCGCTGACGAAACTCCGCCAACAGTGGGAGCAGATTCACCGCGGCGTCGGCAACGCCGGGCGTACAGCGGTGTTGCCAAACGGCGTTTCCGTCAAACAGCTGCCCGGCGTGACTAACGAGGCTTCCCAGTGGACCGCGGTTCGCGAGTTCTGCGTCTACGAGGTGGCCCGTGCCATGCGGGTGCCGCCGTCGATGCTCGGGATGCCGGGCTCCGGTGCGAGTGCTGAACAAGAGGCCCTGACGTGGATGCACGCTCTGGTGCCGTGGTGCCGCCGGGTCGAATCGTCGTTCACTCGTGGCCTACTCGACGGCCTGCCCGACTACGCCTTCCAGCTCGACGTTCGCGGCGTGCTGCGTGGCGACTCGGCCGCCCGTGCGGCGTACTACCAGGCGATGCTGGGCAGCGGCGTGATGACGATTAACGAGGTCCGCAAACTCGAAGACCTGCCGCCGCTCGACGCCAAGGCCGCCGACGAACCGTTCATCCCCGTGAACAACCTACGGCCGATCAGCCAGGCGTACGAGCAGCCAATGATGAAGGGCCTGGAGCCAGCGGCGGCCCCGGCTGAACAGACCCCCGTGGAGTCCGAGCAATGATTGAACGCCGTTTCATGGAAACCGCCGACACTGAGCCCCTTGAAGTCGAGGAGCGGTCCGGGTCGGCCCCCAAGATCCGCGGCCTGGCGGCGGTCTACAACTCCAAGAGCAAGGACCTCGGCGGGTTCCGCGAGGTCATCGAGCCTGGGGCGTTTGACCACCTTCTCGCCCGCAAGAGGCAGGACGTGGTCGCCCTGTGGAACCACGAAAGCGGCTCGCTCCTCGGGCGTACCACGTCGGGCACGCTCCGGCTGTGGAGCGACGACAAGGGCCTCCGCTACGAGATCGACCCCCCGGAGACGACGCTGGCCCGGGATCTCTTAACCCTGGTGCGTCGCGGCGACATTTCTGGCAGTTCGTTCGCGTTCACGGTTGCCGAGGGTGACGAGCGGTACGTTCAAGAGGAAGACGGCAGCACGACCCGCTACATCCGCAAGGCGTCGAACCTGTACGACGTGTCGCTCGTGACGCAGCCAGCGTACGACGCCACGGCGGTAAGCGTTCGGTCGTTCCAGGCGTGGCAGGCCGAGCAGGCAAAGGTGCCATTCAGTGAGTCGCAGCGGTGGAAGGCGACCAAGTCCCGGGCGGCTGCGGTGCTGACGCTGGCCCGCTGCGTGGGTGCCCTGCTCCTGGTGATGCTGGTCATGAGCGACGCTCACGCCATCGGACGGCGGCGGTCGAGCGGATCGTCTTACGCTGCGGCCCCGGCGGGCGGCGACACCTCGACGGCCCAAGGCGTGGCCGAGATCCAAGCACGGCTCGGCCGCGTGGGCCACTTCGGCGGAAACCGCGGCTACGAGGGCTGCGGCTCAGGGCCCAGCCCGGAGTCAGCGCTGGCGAATTGCTGTTACAGCAACAGTGGCATGGCTGTGGTCGATCAAGGGACCGCCCAAGGCTCCGGCGGTCAGTGGTACGCGTGCAAGAGGTATCGGTGATGTTCAACACCTTCTGGCGGTGGATCTCGGGGCACAGTGCCCCGGCACGTCCGGAGGCAGAGGTTCGGATCGTCAAAGAGGAGGGATTCCCTATGGCTCTGGTGTACGAAGTTTCTGTTGCTGCCCCGTCGGATGGTGACGTGGTGACCCGTCGGCTTACGCTCCGCGTGAACGGCGAAGAGGCCGGTGTGATCGACACCCCCGGCACCACGATCAAGTTCGGTGGTCTCAAGTTCAACGAGGGCGACGAGGTCGATATGCGTCTCGTTGACATCGACGACGCGGGCAATCAGTCGCCCCCGGCGGTGTTCTCGTTCACGGCTGCGGACACGATCGCCCCTGCCATCCCAGGCGGGTTCGGTGCCGTCCCGGTTGCCGAGATCACGGAGATGGTGACCCCCGCGACGGTGACAACCGACGCCGAAGGTCATTCAAAGGTCGACGGCAAGAAGGGCGAGGGCACGAAGGTTGCCCCCTCGACCGAGAACGGCCCCGCGTCGTTCAAGGCTGACGGCAAGCGTTCCGACGACCGCCGGCCAATGCCCGGTTACGAGCCTGGCACCGACGAAACCGACGCGCCCGAATCTGGCCGTCAACGGAAGTCCTGAAACCCTCAACCACAGAAAGAAGGTGATCCTTTGCGTTCCTATCTCATGTTTGCTGGCATGGTGTTCGCGGGTCTGGTGGGCGTCGCCCTCGCGGGTGCGTCCCCTGACGACTCGGCACCGACGGCAGCTGCGGGCTGCCACGGTTCGGCTGCCCCGGCCGCGGCGTCGTGCCACGGTGCGGAGCAGGCGGAAAGCGGCTGCCACGGTCGCACCACCGGTGCGGAGCGGCGGGCTGATAGGCGTTCTGCTCGGGCGGATGCTCGGGCTGATCGTGCCTCGGCTCGTGCCGAGCGGGTCGCGTCCCGAGGTTGCCACGGCTCGCAGGCCAAGAAGGCGTCTGCATCGTGCCATGGCACGGCCCAGGCGATCCCGGTCACCTGCGACTGCCCGGAGGATTGCTCGTGCCGCAACTAACGCAGCCCCAGATGTTGGCAGTCGCGGCGGTTATCGCCGTCGTGTTCTGGCCCAAGATCAAGGCATACGTTGAGCAGCAAATGTCCCACGCACCGGCGGCGGCGAAGCCCAAGACTTCCGCCGCCGGTGCTGGGCGTTCCTCGCTCATCACGGAAGTGCTCGACATGCAGGACGCCGTGCGGGGAATCAACCCCAAGGCGGCGGACCTGCTCGGGCAGGCTGCCATGATCCTGATCGGAGGAGGCCCCACCAAGTGAACGGCGACTTGATCCGTTACGCGGTGGCGGCGGCTGTGTTGTGGTACGTGTTCGCTGGTCCCGCGGCGGTCACGCCCGGCCCGGCGGGTCCGTACACGGGCTCGATGTCGAGCCTCCATACGGCGGCTGCGTCGATGGAGGCGAAGGACCGGGAGGTTCTATCCGAGGCACTGGACGCCGCCGGGGAAATGCTCTTGGCCGACAAACTCGGGCTCGTTAACACGACCGAGGAGCTGCAGCGTTACGTGAAGGCCGTCACGGAGTTCGACTACGTGAGCCATAACCCTTCGCGGAAGTATCCGGCGGTCGCCGCGGCGATCAACCAAGAGATCATGAAGGCGATGGGCAGGGACGTGACGCAGGTGACCGATGCCATGCGGCAGCAGGTATCGTCGGCCCTCATCGAGGCCGGAAAGGCCGTGAGGTGAAATCGTGCCCGACCTACCTCGTCTTGAGAAAGTGAAGTGGGAGCTTCAACCGGCAGAACTCGACAACCCGGCGGAAGCGTACGCACAAGGATTCATCGGGGCGTGGCACGATCCCGAAGGCCGCGAGCGGTTGCAGGACGAGGTCATCAAGGCCGGCGGGCTGTGGGAGGCGTCTGAGGTCGCCGGTGCCTACGGGTTCATGGAGCAAGGCCAGGGGAAGCTCTGCCTGATCTCTGAGGAGATATTCAAGGCGTTCGGCCGCACGGCGCTGCCTGGTGCCGCCCAGGTTGTGGGCGATTGTGTCAGCCACTCGACCAAGAATGCCATCCTCGGAACGCTCTCGACCGCGATCAACCACGGTCTATCCGGGCCGCCCATCACGGTGCCCGAGGGCATCTCCCAGGGCGTGCTGGCCCCGGAGGCGATCTACGCGTGCCGTGGCTACTCGGGAGACGGCTGGTCGTGCGAGGCCGCCCTCGAAGTCGCCATCGGCAAGATCGGTGCCGTGAGCCGCCGGAACCACCCCGACGCAAACTGGGATCTGACGAAGTACTCCAAGGCGACCGCCCACAAGTACGGCAGCAACCGCCCGCCCGAGGACGTTATCAAGGCCCTCGGCGGCCACAAGGTCTCGACGGTGACGCGGTGCAAGTCCTACGAGGAAGTTCGCGACATGATCGCCTCGGGGTTCGCACTGACCAGCTGCGGCGGCGAGGGATTCTCGTCGAAGAGAAACGAGGACGGCGTATCGTCGAGGAGTGGCCGATGGTCGCACGCCCTCGCCTACCTGGGCGTGGACGACCGCGAAGAGACGCGGAAGAAATACGGCGGCGGGTTGATCCTCGTGCAAAACTCGTGGGGCAAGTCGTGGATTTCGGGCCCGACAAAGATTCGCGGGGCGGAATACTCAATCCCCGAGGGTTCGTTCTGGGCGAAGTGGTCCGACATCTCGTCGCGGTTCTGTTCGGCCGTGAACACGGTTCAAAAGTGGGAGCCGCGGCAACTGCCTGATCTCGGGCTGGAGGCGTTGATATGAAACGCCTCCTGCCGCTCGTGATCTTCGTCGCGGGCTGCGGCCCCACGGCCCCGGCGTTGACGCTGCACGAGGAGTGCCGACTCGGGGCGTGGCTGGCGTTGCACGTGGCCCGCGAGGCTCCACCGCTGAAGGTGCCGAGCCCAGACAAGCCGGACCAGGGCGACACCTGCGAGGAGTGCGGCGGCACCGGAAAACTCGGTGACGGCACCGTGTTTGTGAAATGCGGGGCGTGCAACGGCACCGGGAAGAAACCTGCGGCGGCGTTCGACACGCCCGCGGAGGCCGAAGCGTTCAAGGCCGCCGAGGCCCCGAAGCCAGCGGCACCGACGCCGCCACCGGCCGCGGCGAAACCCATTGCATACCGCAAGGTGTGCAGAAACGGTGTCTGTACCCTGGAGCCGATCCCATGAGCACGATCACCCTCGTTCCAACCAGCACGACCACGACGACGGCCATCGGAACTCTGACAGGCCGATGGATCGCCAACGGAACAGCCAACCCGGTCGGCTCGTATGCATCGCTGCGGCCCGCCGTGGCGGCCCCAGACCTCCAATGGCAGATGGCAAACACGACCGCCCAACAGTGGCTCATCACAGGGCAAACGCTGACGGCCGCCGATTGGACCGCGGCACCGATTCCGGTGGATGTCGACGGGTTCAAGAACATCCCGCTCCGCATCATCAACGCGTCGTGGTCCACGCCCGCGAGCGGCGACGTGATCGACTTCCAGACGTTCGCGTCGTCGGGCTGGGAGATCCGCACCGGTGTGGTTGACGGCTCTCAATACGATTTGGTTGTGGTGCCCGAGCCCGGCCCGTTAGCGTTGCTCGTAGCCGGTGCGGTGTTGGCGGCCGGGTTCTACATGAGGGCACGCAGCCGCCCGTAGCCATATGACCGAAGGGAACCTAGACGCCGCCCGCCCTAAGCCGCGAGCCAGGCGGAAGGCCCCGGCGTCGGTGCAGCGGCAGGCGACCGATCAGTTGATGCGTGGCCTCGACCGGTTCGGCCTGGCCCCTGTCGTGCTACTCGTCGGCGGGTGGTGGGCCGCGTCCAAGGTGCTAGAGCCGCTGATGGCGGAATACCGCGAGGCCGTGCGGGCCATCGCTGAAACCAACAAACTCCTGAAGGAAGAGATCACGAGCAACGACGCCGAAGATGGGCGTCGCGTCGAGGCAATCACGAACCTACAGAACGAAAACCGGGCCCTCCTCATGGCGATTCAGAAACAACTGGATGACCTATGCGACCGGCTCCCGAGCCCGTAGGCGGCATCATCGACGACGTGACGGAGGTGCTGCACTGGCGGCCGATCCTCGCGATGCTGCACAAGGCCGAGACGGCACCCGACCTGCCGGCACGGGCCGAGGCGTTCCGCGAGATCGCGGCGTTCGTGCTGCGTCAGTTCAAGAAGGAGCCCGGCCGGGAGTTCTGGTATCTCGTGGGCGTGAAGCTCACGCAGTTGGTCCGCGACGATCCCGAGGTGCGGTCGATCGTTGAGAAGATCGCCAATCCGACGAAGTAACTTCACGGGTCGTTTTCGTTTTTCGACGATTGCCCCAAACCGGGCGACGGCGTCGTTCGGCACCCTCACAAGGAAACCGACACGATGACCCCCGCACTCCAGAAGCTCCACGAGCGTAAGGCGACCCTCGCCACCGAAGTCCGATCCCTCTCCGATGCCGCCGCCCCGACCGAGGAGCAGGCTGCCACCGTCGACGCCAAGGCCACCGAACTCCGGTCTGTCCTTGACCAGATCGAGCGGACCGAGAAGGTCGAGGAAGTCCTCGCCCAGGCCGAGACCCGCAGCACCGCCAGCGTGACGAACGCCGGGCTCGTGGTCGCCCCGAAGCGGACCGTCACCGCGACCGCCCTCAAGCCGCTCCCGATCATGGGCGAGCAGCGGGGATTCGAGATCGAGACCGCCGAGGCGGTCGGCAAGTCGCTTGTCGATCTGGCCCACGGCCGTATCCGCGAGATCCGTGCCGTCACCGCGTCGACGCACCCGATCGGGGTGAACGACACGCTTGAGCCCGATAGCATGGGCGAGAAGTCGACCCTGTACGACGGCCGCGGCTCGGAACTCGTCGCCCACGAGATGTATCGGGGCATCCTGAACGTCATCAACTACGAGTCGGTCGCCGCGAAGCTGGCGACGTGGCTCCAGGTCGGAACCAACGGCATGTATGTGCCGCTCGGCGAAGACATCCAGGAAGCCGACTGGTACGAGGAGAACTGCGAGATCCTGCCGATCAAGCCCAACACCAAGCGGGCTACGCTCGATCTCAAGAAGATGGGCGCTCGGGCCCAGGTCTCCAACGAGTTGATGGAAGACGCGTACGTGTCGGTGGCCCAGGTGGTCACCCGCACCATCGGCAACGCGTTCGCCAAGAAGCTCGACAAGACGCTGATCCAGGGCGACGCCAAGATC